CATATCTTCATATAAATCACTCATTCTTTCTTGCAATGAATGAGCTTCTCCAGCAACTTTACCAAACTGTTTTGATAAACCTGTAAGTTCTTTCATATTACGACTAACTGTAACCTTATCAAACATATCGTCTGTTTCAGAAAGTGTGTGTTGTGCAGCACCGTCAGCAATTGATGATAGTGTTTCTGCTGTTTCCTTTAAACTTCCTTTACCATAAATATGTTCACCCAAAGAACTATAGTTTTGAATTGAATTTACTAATTCTTTTATATTAACAGATGGAGTATCATTTTCTTCTTTTATCCACGGATTTCTAGATACAAAACCAACCGTATTTATTTCTTTTAATAGATCTTTTAACTTTATATGAGACATAATCTTTCTCCTTAGATATAAATATATACCTACTTAATTTTTCCTAATGCTTTCTGTGATACTTGTAATAATTTCATAGCTTGAGCACCATTACTATAAACACTGTCATCTCCATCTGGTTTAGGACCCTGTGCAAGCATCCACTCAACTTCTTCTTGAGCAGTTCTTAAATGTTGTGAAAATGGCATTGCTACTCTTTCATTTATAGATTCATTTAATAACTCTTTTAACTTTATCATTTTACGATACCAATTTCCAAGAAACATTAGCCATTTTTTTAATTGACAATTTTTCAAACTTTTTTCTATTAGATGAATTAAGTGCATCCCAAACTTTTAAAATAACATTAGCAGTTTGCACATCAACTAAGACACCATCAATCTTTTGATATTGTTTTCTTTTTACAATACTCATAAGATTCGTTCTTAGTTGATTCCAAGCTTCATTTACAGATTCCTTTTTATCTTTCTCATATTTATCTTTAATTTTACCTATTTCTGCGTGTGATTTTCTTTTACCAGCAGCTTGTTGTATTTTACGCATTCCTTCTTTACCATATTTCTTTACACCAGCTCTATATAAAATACCACTTTCATTTATGGATAATGGTATTAACTGATCTTTTGTTTTAGTTAACTCATCCCCAATTTTATAAGTTTTACCATTATTTCTAACTGTATAAGTTACTTCATCTTTAGTAACTTTTATTACTTCGCCTTCTGAACCTATATGTGGACAATCTGGATTAATATCTTTAACTAATTGACCCTTTTTAAATTTAAATTCATAATCATATTTACCTTGCCAATCAATAATTTCTTCATTTATGGATTCACTTTTCATATATTTAACAAATTGTCTTGCACCATCAATATATCCTAATAATTCTTTTTTATCCACACCTTTAAACATTTTATCTTTTATCACAATACTAAGAATAGCTTTTAAGTTTTTAGATTTATTTCTCATTACTATACCCTGTAATACATCTGCTTGGTCAGTTGATAATATACCCATTCCACCTTCATTTACAGATTCTTTCTTTAATTTTTGAATTTCTTTTTTAATTATCTTACTTAACAATTCTTTCATAACTGTTAAATTAAGATTCTGCCTTTTTTTAGTTCCCTTCTTTCCAGCCTTTTTTTTAAGCAAATCTAAAAGGTTATCATTCGTTTCTTTATCTACATCAAAAGAGACTTCCATCTTCTCTTTATCATCTGGAAGTTGAGCAGGTAATGTCTTAACACTCACCTTTTTAATACCAGCCTGTTTAGTCATTGGTAAAACTGTTTTTTTAATAAATGCTGTATTTCCTGTTATAGTTTGTTTCATTAAAATGCTCCCTCAATTGCATCGTAATCACTAAATACTTTTTTAGCTTGAGCAAATAATTTTTTATCCAATCTACTTCTTGCGCCTGATGTATCATTTGCATCTCGTAATAAATCTTCCACATACATTAAACCTTCATAGGCTTTTATGAGTCTTTTATCACCAATATGTCTTGCTAATTCGGCTCTTGCTCTCGTGTGATTATTTCTATCAGTTAATCTCTCAATTTGATTGATGTAAGCACCACCAAGTTCTTTCTTTTCTGTTAATATTTCTTTTAACTCTCCACCAAAGCTTTCAGTCCACAGAGGTTTGCCTTTTTCCATTTTACCTGTTGGTTTTAAAAATTTAAGATCGTTCATCCAATAATCTTTACTCTTCTTATTTGGTAATTTCATATATGCAATACTACCTCTTATTTTTTCAATTTGAGCAATACCAAAAATAGTTTTTACATAATCACCAGCTCTCGCCTTTGCTTCATTTATGGATTCTTTCACCATTATTTTAGCTAACTTAGAAAGAGCATCTAAACTTATATTTAAATAATTAGTATCTCCCTTAACACCAAATAATTTAATTCTTGACATATTAGAAGGATCATCTTTAACTGCTTGTTTATTTTTCTTGATAAAATCTATTATTTGTTTTTGATGATAAGATGATTCATTTACGGATTCAACATATTTCTTCCCTAAAGCAGCCCAAACCTTCTGTTTATCACTTCTACTTAATGCAGCGTATCCTTTTCCTTTACTCAATTTTTTTATAATTTTATTATAATCTTCTATCCAACCTCTTGGTAAACCTGAAGTTCCTCTGTCAAAGTTAGGCATTTCATTTACGGATTCTTTTAAATGTTTTGTAACATGCCTTGCAAATTGACTCATACCACCTGGACCAGCACCATGAACTGCATCACCTCTCATACCCAATGTAAATGCTCTAATAGCTTGTTTTTTATTATAACTTTTTTGTTTCATAAGTTTCATAAATTCAGCACCATCTTTGGTATCTGTATGAATGTAACTTATAGCTTGTTTTAAATTATTAACAAAAGCTTCATTTACTTTTTCTTCAGCAAAAAATCCTATTTTTTCATATTCTTTTCTTACATTTGGTTTATCTACAATAACAATTTCTTTTCCAGATTTCTTATGTGTAACTTTTACTGTTTTACCTCTTTTATATGTAAGTCCTAAATCTGATTCATTTACGGATTCTTTTTTCTTTAATCTACTCTGACCAAATCCTGGTTGATTTTTTAACAGTTTCAAAACTCTTATTAACTCACGAGGATTTTCTGTTAATTCTCCTAGTTTTAAATTACGACCTTGATTGTGCATAAAAACAACATTACTTACTTGGTTTACCTCTATAGATATAGTTGTTTTTTCACCCTTTGCTTGAACATCAACAAAATAATTCGCACCGCGGGGACCATATTCTTTTACTTTATATACCTTAACACCAGCAGCTTTAAATGCGTTTTCTAATGATTTAGCTTCTTGACTGAATCCACCTATCTTACCTTTAACTGGCCACGGTCCTTCGTTTACAGATTCTTTATGTGACTTGTAACCTTTCTTTTTCATCCAATGTGCCAAAGCCCATGGATTATCAACTTCATCTCCATGTTTCTTCAATGCCTTAACTGTGCCTTCCCATCCACTTGGAGACTTTTCATCAAAAGACTTTAACTCCTCTCGAACCATTTCTCCTAATTTTTTAATAAGAATATCATTTTTAGTAGACAACTTTATTCTCCACGAAGAATATCATTAATAATTGCTTCAACCTTACCATACTTTGTATTATGACCTACTCTAAACTCTACACCTTCGTGCATTGGATACATAAAAGCACCATGTGTTGATGGATTAGAAACGAAATCAAAAGCGATTAATTCAAAATCTTTTTGTACTTCTTGTGAATCTCCATCTCCATTTATAGCTTCAACTGATCCCATTCCACGAGAAGATATACCTAGCTTAATACCACTTTTAAATAACTCTTTTAAAATATTACCAGCGGGTGTTCCAAGAACTTCAACTGTACCTACTAAATCATCACCATTCCAATTCATCTCTGTAATATTATGAGATACGTTAGCTAAATTCACAACAGCGGATTCAGGATGATCAAGTTCTCCCATAGCTCTCTTTTGAGTAATGAAATTTTTAAAATACTTCTTAGCTTCACGTATTAGTATTTCTTTAGGATATACTCTGCCATTTTGATTTTTAGTATCTGCCCTTTGCAATACACCCTTAACAATAAGTTTACCATCGTTTTCTTTCATTGACTCACTTATTTGTTCTGGAAGTATTTCAAATGGTATATAGTCTACTATTAATTGTTTCATTTTAAGCTCCTAAACGTTCTATCATAAATTTCTTTAAATGTGCGTTGGTCTGTTTCCTTTATTGGACGATATTGTTTACCGTTAATTGTAATTGATTCTTCTTTTTCACTAGCAATATTATCTTTAAAATAATCTAATACCTCAGGTGACCAATCTGACATCTGTTTTGCTGCAAACCCAGGATTATCTTTTAAATATTGTAAATTATCTGGTTTTGATAACCAATATGAAGCTCCATCATCATCCATCTTACTTCTTAATTCTTCGTTTTCATCTTGACCAGCCCACTCTTCATAATCTTGTTGTTGTTGTATTGTGTCATCTTGAGGTTCACGTTCAACTGGTTCATCATCATCTACATCATCAGGTTCTCTTGCACCTTCAGGTGGTTCACCTTGAAAATCTGCATCTGTTCCTGTATCTCCACCATGTGGTTTATCTTCGGGTTCACCATCATCAAAATCTCTTTCAAAATCACCCTTACCTAATGCTTTACCTTTTGGTTCTTCTTCTCCACCCTTATCTACCATTCTATCATATTCAATTTTTGCTGGATGATCTTTGGCCATTGTTTTAGCTGAACCAGCTTTCATTTCTTTTGATTCACCTTCTTTATCTTTATACTTAATCATCTCTTCATCATCTATTTCAGCTTCCATAAAAAGTGATTTTGCAATTGCCGAGTACGATTCTAATATTTTCATTTGTCTTTCTCCATCATAATCTCATGTCTCAGATCTTCTAACTTTTTTATCCAACCTGTAAGACTTTTAATCATATAATTTTTATCAACGTCTTTTCGTTGAATTTCAGTATGCCACCTTTTTAACAAGGTGGTAATACTGAACAATATGTCCATATAAGACTTTTTGTTCTCTTTGAAAGGCATTATATCTATTACTGTAACTGACCAACTTTATTTGCTAGTTTAACTAACCTTTCACTTATTTTATTTAAAGCCTTATGTGTATTCTTCCAATATGACCTAGAATCGACATTCAATTCGTTTTTTAACTTGACATTCATTTTGACAAGTCCTTCTAAATGAAATAAACTATCACGTACTTCTCTCATTGAACGACCAATTTTTTGTTTGGAAGTTAAAGTATCATCATTTCTGTAATCATGATACTTACCTTCCTTAACTACGTTATATCCAGTAGAGTTGGTAGCTATCTCTCTCTTTTTCTTCTTACCTTTACCCTTTCCACCAGTAAAAGCCATTGGAGTTTCATATCCAGCTATATTACCAGTCGTAGTAGCTTCATCAATCTCTTTTTTAATCAATTCACGAATTATTTCTCTAAAATTATCCATTTCAGACATTTTTTAGCTCCTTAACAAGTTGATAGTACCTCATTAATGTAACTACCTGCTTATCTTCGACTATTCTACCTTTCATAAGCGTATCTGCTTGATTTATAGCCTCTTTCATTTTAATCTTAGTAACTTTATCACCCACTGTAGGTAAAATTGATTGAAGTTTCTTCTTTACCTTTACAGTTTCAGATTCTATGAACTCTTTAAGGGAATTCGTATTTGAAATGTTATTTATATACTCTCTGAGTAGATTTTTTTGTTCTTTACTAAGAGAACTGTACTTTTTATTAAATTTTTCAACTAAAATACCATATGCAAGCAATCTCAAGTCCTTTTCTTGCTTTTCATAACCTTCTACAATTGCTTTTTCCTTCTTTTTATTAGAAATTGGCTTTCTTGTAATATGTTCTACTACTGTAAAACGACTTTGAGTTTCATTAGCTGGATTGAAGTCATTACTTGAATAAAAAAGTTTATATATTGAAGCATTTACCTTATAGTTAGGAATTCTCGCCATAAAAAAATCATTTATACCATAATTTTTACGAATTTCTTTAATTAAATTGTATTTCTCTCTTTTTAATTGAGAACTACCCAACTTTTTATGAGCAGAAAGTACTGCATCAACTAACTGATTAGCTGTAATTTCAGATTTGTAATTTTCAGTTGTCAGTGCTCTATATAATTCGTATTCTCTACCTAACTGAGTTTTTTTATTGAAAAAAGTTTTCATCATTTTAGCTGCTAATCCCTTTTTATCATTATTTAATACATCAACAGTAATCTGTCTTGTCAGCAACTCAAATAAAATTCCTGTATTACGAATTTTAGAGTGCTTTGTTTTTGAACTCATATTAAACTCCAATCAATATTATAATTCTTCATATATAAATATACTAATACTTAATTTTTGTTAGTATTAAGAGAAGATACTTCAGTCTTATACTCTTCTTCTACATCAGCGGACTCTGATAAAAGAGTTTTTGCTTTACTTCCTAAATGTTTATACAAAATTTCATAATGTGTTTTAGCAATTCCACCGTAAGCAACCTTTTTATCATGCGCCCCTAATGGATCTCTTCCTCGTACCCCACTATCTTTACTATATTTGTTAGCTTCTTTTGGACGACCTGCTCCATTCCAACCACCTTCTGGTGAACCGCCCTCATCATCTAACTCATGACCAGTTCTACCCATAGCCATATCAGCAGGTGTACCAGCAGACTGTCCACTCTTAGCAGGATCATTTCCTTCTTGCTCAATTTGTTGCCTTCTAAATTTTTGTTTATAATCAAATATAATACCTTCATCTTCTTCTTTAATTTGCTCTTCCGTAAACCCAAAAACATTTTTATAGATCCACTTTGAAGAAACTAATCCATCACGTAACATAGATTCAGCAAGAGAAGTTTTGTTATTCCACAATTCAATTTTTTCTTGTTCATAAATTGTAGATGGATTTGTCAAACCTAAATCAAAATTTACAAGCTCTTGATCTCTAAACCCTTGAGAATATAAATGAACAACTGCAATTTTTGTTAATTCACTCGTAACAATTCTCTGTATTCTTTCAATTGTTCTAGCAAACCTAACATCTTCAGCAGCTAATGTAGCCTTAGATCCTAAACTTTCTTCATATCCTAAGAAAGCTCTTGGTACACGAAGAGATGCAAGTAATCTATTTTTAAGATATTCAATATCTTCTACTGCATCATAATTTAATCCAGCTAAACTTTCAATAGAAGTTCCACTATCTCCACCACGAACTGGTAAGAAAAAATCTTCCGTTATATTTTGAATATTATATCTAAGATTATAATCACCTGTCTTTTCATCAATAACAGGAGCCTTCTTCATTTTATTAATAACTTGTTGCATGTAATTATCAACTTCAGCGGGTGGTATGTTACCAATATCTAATTTAAAAATTCTCTTTTCTGGTGCTCTCATAATACGATGTATTAACATAGCATCTTCCATCAACATTAATTGTTTCCAAACTTTTCTCCCAGCCTCTAACATTGAACGCCCATAAGGAACATAGTTAGAATCAGATAAAAGTCTAAAATGTGCAATTTCATAATTTTCAAATGTCATAGAATCTTGTTTCATTCCAGTATGCCGATTACTATCTCCCATCGGAGTCAACATAAACTGTACAAGCTGTGGATTTTCCTCATCGTGACCTTCAAGTCTAGCAACATCATAAGCAGACATAGGTGTTACATTTGTAATACCATATTTATCTGCAATTTCTAATTGTAAAAAGAAATCACCATATTTATTCATATTACGAACCCAAGGCCAAAGATTAAATTCTATATTCAATATATCGTAAAAAAGATTGTGTAATATATCATAAATTTGATCATTATCAGTCTGTATATTCAATACTTTACCATATTCATTTTTCATAGTAGATTCATCAGAATATATATCTAAAGCTGAAGCAATAATAGAATCAGTATCCATAGATTCATAGTCTCTAAACAAACCCAATCTTAATTGTTGTTGATATAGTTGATCATTATACCCATATTGTTGCGTATGCATATTTGAATATAATTTCTGATATCTATCAACTAAATTTGTTTGAATATGAGACTGTAATTGTCCAGTATCCACTATTTTTAGTTTTCTACCACCGATATTTCTAACAATTGTATTTGTAGAAAATAATCGTTTTAGTCTTGAAAATATATCTCTATCAGCCATTTTTTACCTCTTTATTTAATTAGCCAATCCAATGATTCTTTTTCTCGTCTGGGGCCGACTTCCCATTCCCAAGAATCATTTTCATAGCTAGGTTTTTGCGGTAACATCTGCGATGATGCGCCACTCAAAGTTTTTTTAGTCAATTCTATTCCTTCATTTCTCAATCTTAAAGCAGTATCTCTTACCCAAAGAGTCAAAGCAAAACTTATTACTAAGTCATCGTTATATCCCTGCATCGCTTCAGCCTTATTATTGTTATATATAAATACAAACAATTCATCAATTAATCGATTTGAATGAACAATTACCGACTTTTCTCTAAAATATTCCTCTAATTTAGATACAACTAACGGTCTCGTCTTCATTGTCATACTAAATCCAGCTATCATATTCCTATCTGAAATTCTATACTTATTCGACATCTGATGTTCTGTATCTACATACTTTAAATCTTTACTCATATAAAATAGGTTCTCATAACCTCTATCAATACATTGTTGGAGAGCAGCCCAACCTATATTATTATTTTCAACCACCAACAACGCGTTATTATATTCTGTAGCAGTATTCACACATAAATTTCCAAAATCTTTAGTAGATATTCTACCCTTATATTCAGCAACCTGCTCCATCGACTCAACTTCCATAACATGAAATGCAGAATAATCTGTTGCATCTCCTCTACTAACATCAGCACTCAATACATAATCTTTTGTATAGTTTGCTGGTTGCCATATCCAGAGGTTACTATCTATACCACGCTTTTCTAAAGGATCTCTAACTTGTGTTTGTTGATATTCTTCTAAAATTTTACCATCTATAACCGATTGACCAGAAGTAATAAAGTCACAGTCACATTCCTGAGCAGCTAATGAAGGACCCAACAACCTATCTTGCTCCTTTCTCCATTCATCACCTCTTTCAGGATGCAAGTTCCAATGCAATCTAATAAAGTTCCAATCATTTATTCCTTCTTCTGCATCTACCCAAATTTTATGAAACCAATTACCAACACCATTCGGAGTAGATAATGCTATACATTTTCCACCTGTAGAAAGTGTCTGAGAAGCAGCAGCCCATATACCATCAATTTTATCAATAAAAGCAGCTTCATCTAAAATCAATAATGACAATGCTTCAGAACGACCAGCCTCATATCCACTTGCAACCGCTTTCACCTGTGAACCATTGCTGTATCGCAATGACAATTTATTATCTTCTACACATTTCTCTTTTAACCAAGAGGGTAAATTAGCGTGCATCACTCTTACTTTTGTTACTAAATTTTTTGCAGTATCTTGTTTAGTGGCAATAACCAATATATTCTTATCACCATGAAAAGTCATCATCCAAAGAGAATATCCAGCAGTCAACGTTGATAAACCTAATTGACGAGCTTTAAGTACAATATTAAAACGATAATCTTCAAAAGTATATAATGATTTTTCTTGATAATCATACAAATGAAAAGGAACTTTACCTCTTATTGGATGTTGAACAACGCAATACTTTTTCAAAAAGTATGCTGGGTCTTTAGCACACTTTGTATATTCCTTTTTAATTACTTCTTTAAGTTGTCCTCGTTTCATTATATCTTCCCTAAAACAAATCCTATAACAAGCCACAAATATTTATGTTCATACCATTTTGGGTCAACTAACTTAACTATCTTTTCATTAACCTTGTCTCTTTCTTTAAGTAAAGATATTTGTTCATCTTTTTTAACCAATATAAGAGAATCAGTTTCTATTCTAGACTCTAATTCTTTTACTAACTCATCATAAATCCCTATCTGTACAGTTTTCATACTATCAGAATGTTGAAGCTCTTTAATATTATTAGCAATTCCTAACATTTCCTCTTGTGAAAGAGTTACTTGCCCCAATAATGGAACACAAGTTAACAATAATAATAAATACTTCATATTATTTTCTCGCAAATTTTCTCAAAAAATCCACTGCCTCATCTGCATTATCATCAGTAAAGGCTTTTTCCATTTTTTGAGTATTCTTTTTTGTATTAGTAAGTTTTCTTTTTAAATTTCCAATCTCTTTTTTGGAAGACTGCTTACTAACCTCTAATTCTTTAATTTGTTTTTCAACCTTCTTCTCTTCTTTTTTGTTTTCTTTAATGACCTTTCCAAGCTCTTTTACTTCTTTACTTTTAGAAGCACCAACAGCAAAAAGAGCTCCAACCATACCCAAAAATCCAAGTATTAATTTCCAAATTTTCATTCTTTATTCTCTAACTTATTTAAAATTTTAGTATATTCTTCTAACGCTTCTTCAGCCATTAACTTAATATGAGTAGTATCAACACTCCACTTTTCTTTTTCCATCTCAGGATAATTCACACCAACCTGATTATACCACTCTGGCGCTTTCATATCTTTCCACTCTTCAATTGTTTGCATTTGATCTTTAATAAAAGCAATTTTATTTTGTTTAATTTTTTCCTTCTCCCACTCTTCATATTTTCCTTCTATCCGAAGTTTATTTTCTATTTTAATTTGACAATCAAAACAATGTCCGTACAGTCTCCACATTTTATCATCAAGTCTTTTATTCATAACTTTATTACATTCTTTACAAAACAAAGGCATTCTAACGTCCTGCATCAATTCTGTCATTTTAGAAACTATATCTCCCTTTTTCTTATCTTCACCTTTATAACCAACCATTACTCTCTTTTCAGTTTCATGACCAGCTAATATATCACTCAATACTTGATTTTGTCTTTCTGTTTCTTTACTATACGCCATAATTACCTCGTAAACCTTAACATTCCTAAAATTTGATTAACAGGTGCAAATGCTCCTGTATATTTATACAATTTACCTTTATAAACAAATGTAACTCCTTCACTTGGAATTATTGATTTAAATCCACCTAAAGCATTTAATCTATCTAATTGTGTTTTTAACATATCCAGTTGTGAAGGATCTTTAGCATTTCTAACCTTTGTAATTGCTTTATTCAAATCTTTTTTAATTTTTTGTACAGCCGCTTTAGGATTAGCAGATATAAAATCTTTCATATTCTTCATAACTTCAGCGCCCAATTCAAAAAACAAAACTTCCCAATCTCTTATATGCCGTTTCTGTAATTTAACATGATCATGTTTATCAGTAGCTAATACCCAATCTAGAAATTTTGGATAATCTTCTTTTAACTCTTTTTTCATATCACTTATTTTATATGACTTATCATAAAACGCCCATCGCTTCACAAGTTTTCGTAATACAGCATCAGTGATATTCGAGAAATCAGTTTGATTAGCACCATTTAATATATATTCCGACCAATAAGCTTGATGATAATCCGATAACGTATCAGTACCTTTTAATGCGTATCGAGTTTGAAGTGTGTTTAACTTCCCTAAAAAATAAGATTGTCGATTAGCAAAATCTTTAACTGGTGGCAAAATAGTTACAGATGGTTTTGCTATCCGATATGTTTTTTGTATATTTTGATTAATTTGTTTTATCATACCTTCAAGTACTCTTGCACTACCTCTATCTGAACCTACAGCATTACCTGCCGCATTATACTCCATTGTTCCATGAAATTGAAGTAATGACCTATTATATGGAATTACATTTGCTGTTTTTGGATAGATAATTTCCAAAGACATAAACTTCTTACCTTCTGCAAATATTTTATCTTTTTGTTTAGCACTAAGACCTTTTATTGCTTTCTGTAAATCTATCACGGCTTGTACAAAAGCTTTTTCAAGATCTCCCCTACCAGCAAACATATTCTTTATACCACTTATACTTAAAGCCTTAGCACCAAAATTTTTAATATGTCCTTTATTTCTAGCTGCAATAAGTTTTCCATTCTTCCAACTTATCATTATATTTTGACCATCTGTTTTTTCTGTAACTGCGCCTTCACTATCAAGCTTACCTTGTAACGTATTAATAATTAGTGTCTTAAAATCGTTAAACGTCAAATTATTATCATCAAATGGATGTGAAAGATGTCCATATGCACCACCTTCTATGAGTAATTGAACTTCTTTATTTAAATTAAATCCCTCAAATAAAGAATCGTCATCAAAATCAGTATCAGCATCTGCGCCAGGTGCAAATAATGTACCAATAATATTATTAATAGCAGAATTAGTGCCCATCCAATCAACTATTTCCCAACCTAAAGGTTTTACAACTCTAGTCATCCATTTTTTATATTTACTAACAGCCGATGTAGAACCACCAGCTTGTCCATGATCTAAATAAGTTAAAGCTACTGATTTATAATCATTCATAACTGAATTTTTAGCTTTATCGCTTAAAATGTAATTTATAACTTTCCAACCAGCTTTTTTATATATTGAATCTAACCATTGTTTAGATACTTTTTTGTAATTACTATAATCTTTATAAAACGTAGAGGGACCATCATCTAGGTTTCCA